TGGACAGAAACAAACGTATCTCGTGGTACTGGCGGGTCTGGTGCTGGAAACGGTGCTGCGCCTGTTGATGGTACAGCACGTGCGTTTAGTGAAACCATCTTGAAAGCAGCACAACAACTCTGCTTTGCAAACGGTGGTGAGCCTTCAATGTTAGTCGTTGGCCCACACGTTAAAGGTGTTGTATCTGGTTTTAGTGGCAGAACTTCTGTTACGCAAACAGTAGATGCAAATACAGTTGAAGCATCAGTAGCTATCTACGCGGGTGACTTTGGAGAACTTAAAGTAGTTCCTTCAAACTTCAGTCGTGCAAGATCAGCTTTATTTGTTGATCCTAACTACGCGAAAACTTGTTTCTTAAGAGATTTTGACACAATTGATATCGCAACTATTGGTGATGCAATTACGAAAATGTTAGTCGTTGAATTTGGATTGGAAGTATCAAATGAAAAGGCTCACGGAATCGCTGCTGACTTATCAACTTCATAAGTTGTAGCAAGAGGGGTGAGTAATCGCCCCTCTTTTTTTAGGTTTTTAACATGGCAAAAAGAACAGTTATAGATTCAAAGTCAGGCTTTATTAATGAGTTTGCTACTGAGGATGATAAGAATATCTACCACACCACGCAAAATGTTCAGCCTATTCTGGATAATGTAAAGAATTTATCTTATGGCACTCAAAGCAAAGAATTAAAACACGTTGCTGAAGTACCTATGGTAATATATCAACAAGCAGTACGTGAAGGTTGGGCTAACGATAGAAAGCAATGGAAAAAATGGCTCAACGACCCAGATAATAAATTATTTAGAATATGGCAAGGTAGAGTATGACGTATGATGAACTAAAAACACAGATCGCCAATTATTTAAATAGAAGTGATCTCACCTCACAGATTGATATTTTTATTGATACTACGGAAGCAGAATTAAACCGTAAACTTAGAGATAAAGATATGATTAAAAGAGCCACAGCAACTGCTGATGGTCAATACTTAACTTTACCTACAGATTGGTTGGAAGTAATTAATGTAGAAATTACTTCAGGTGATTTTACGCCTTTATTTCAACAATCCATAGAATCATTAGATATATTTAGACGAGCTAATAATAATAGTTCAGGACAGCCAAAGTATTTTGCAATTGTAGATGGCACTTTAGAACTTGCCCCTACCCCTGACACTTCATATACATTACAATTAACTTATTACGGTAAAATCAGCGCGTTAAGCGACTCGAACACCAGTAACTTTGTTTCATTAAACCATCCAGATGTTTATTTGTATGGAGCAATGAAGCAAGCCTCTATTTATCTAATGGAAGATGATAGAGTACAAATGTTTACTGCGCAATTTGAATTAGCATTAGAAGAAATGCGTATGCAACAAGAAAAGGCTGCTTTTGGTCAAGGCTCTTTAATACAAAGACGCAGAACTTACGGTAAGCCACGCAACACAACATATTTTATGAGAAATTAGGAGTTAAACAATAATGGCTGGATTTACAGATTATTTAGAAGATAAAGTATTAGACCATGTATTTGGTGGTAGTGCTTACACAGCACCAGGCACTTTATACGTTGGTTTATTTACAGCAGCACCTTCTGATACTGGTGGTGGTACTGAATGTTCAGGTGGTTCATACGCAAGAAAAAGTATGGCTGCGATGACAGTTTCAGGAACTTCACCAACCACAGCAACCAATGGCGCAGCGGTTGAATTTGCTACTGCAACAGGTTCTTGGGGCACAGTAACCCATGTAGGTATTTTTGACGCATCATCAAGTGGCAACTTAATGGCTTGGGCTGCGTTATCTGCATCTAAGGCAGTAGCAAGTGGCGATGTATTTAGATTCGATGCTGGTGACTTAGACGTTACTTTGGCTTAATTAATGGCCTCCGTTGGCTACGGTGTTTATAACTATGGCATAGCTGCGTATGGTACTCCTCAGTATGAGGTTGCATCAGCTACCCTAGCGCAAACGTCAGGTGTTTCGGCATCTGGCTCAATGACGTTTGCTGTCTCTGCAACATCAGCACAAACATCAGGCGTAACCGCAAGTGGGCGTTTAGTTAAACTAGGCGCAAGCACCATAGCGCAAACCTCTGCGGTAACGGCAACAGCCGAAGTGGTAAAACTCGGTACTGCAACTATGGCGCAGACTTCTGGTTTTGCCGCTACGGGCAGACAAATAGATCGTGGCCAAGCTACGATTGCACAAACATCAGGATTAACTGCAACCGCAGAAATAGTCAAACTTGGTACAGCCACGCTTGCACAAACTTCTGGAGTTAGCGCCAGTGCAGTTATTGTAATAGGTGCATCAGCAACTAGCGCACAAACCAGTAGTGTAAGTGCATCAGGTACACTGGTTAAATTAGGTGTAGCAACACTAGCACAAACGTCAGGCATGACAGCTACACCAGAAATTATTGCATCAGGATCAGCAACCATTGAGCAGATAAGTGGTTTTACTGCACTTGGTGGTATAATATATTCTGGTACGGCAACTATCGCACAAACATCTAGTGTTTCCGCGATTGGTAGCTTAAAATGGGAAGATGATACTGTAACGACAACCAATTATACGGATCAAACAGTAACCACAACAACTTGGACAGACCAATCCGATCCGTCAACGTCTTGGTCAGAAGCAGCATAACATAGGAAAGAATTATGGCAGATACAACAACTACAAATTTAAGTTTAACCAAACCAGAAGTGGGAGCAAGTACCGATACTTGGGGAACAAAACTTAATACTGATCTTGACACTATAGATGCGATATTTGGTGCATCAGGTACAGCCGTCAATATGGGGGCAGTTACATTTGGTGGAGATGTAGCAATACAAGGCACAACCCCAACACTAACAATAGGTGATGCTGGTGCAGAAGATACTAAAATCGTTTTTGATGGCAATGCGCAAGATTATTACATAGGTCTTGATGATTCTGCTGATAAAATGGTCATCGGTGTTGGTTCGACAGTTGGTACAAATCCAACTATTACATTTGATGAATCACAAAATTTCGTAATAGCTGGAACTATGAACTTGTTAGGGTTTACAGGTTCTAAAGCAAACTTCACAAATAGTATGCTTATCAGCAACGATGCTGGCACAGGTACTTTAAGTACAGCAAACAACAATACAGGTTTCGGTCATCAAGTATTTAATGTTTTAACAACAGGCGATGGTAATACTGGTGTTGGTGCAGATGTTTTATCAGCAAACACTTCTGGGGCAAATAACACAGGAGTTGGCTTAGATGTTTTAAAAGCAAACACCACAGCATCTAACAATACCGCAATTGGAACAAGTGCTTTAACCGCAAACACCACTGGTGATTATAATACAGCAATTGGTCAACTGTCTTTAACTACTAACACTACTGGACGCTTTAACGTGGCTTCAGGTGTTGATGCTCTCAGAAGAAACACTACTGGTTCATTCAACACAGCAACAGGATACACAGCTTTAGAGGATAACACCACAGCAGATAGTAACACAGCTTATGGCGCTTATGCTTTAGGAGCAAACACCACAGGTGCATCTAACACAGCAGTTGGTAAAAGTGCAGGATCGAGGAATACGACTGGCTCTACAAATACATTTATAGGAGAAGAATCAGGATTTTGGAATACTACTGGTTCTGATAATACTGCTTTAGGTGCGGATGCTTACGCAGGGAGCAACACTGCTACAGGGTCTTATAACACAGCCATTGGTAAAAGTTCTTTATTCGCAAACACCACAGGCGCTAGTAACACAGCAGTAGGCAGGAATGCTTTAAATTCAAACACCACAGCATCCCATAATTTATGCGTAGGTGCTGACTCTGGTGCAAGTATTACTACAAATGAATACAACACTATTATCGGTACTCACGCAAACACTAAATCTGATAATACATCGGATGAATATCAAATTGCTTTAGGTTATGATGTAGAATCAGTAGGTGCTAGTTTTTTTACTTTTGGCACAGGTACTGGTAGCGATAGAGTTTATAATCAATACACTTCTAATAATTCGTGGACACGAGTTTCAGACGAAAGATACAAAAAAGAAATACAAGATAATACAGATTGCGGTTTAGATTTTATTAATGATTTAAGACCAGTTACTTTTAAATGGAAAGAAAAAGCAGAACTTGATCCTAGTTTCCCTGATTATGATGCAGAAAGAACTAATGATGCTCACCCAGATAAGTTATATGGATTGATTGCTCAAGAAGTAAAAACTGCTTTAGACAACCACAACATTACAGACTTTGGTGGGTGGAGTTCTATAACTAATGGAGATCACACGCATCAAGGTGTATCTCAAGAAATGTTTATCCATCCATTAATAAAAGCAGTCCAAGAACTCAGCGCAAAATTAACAGCAGCAGAAGCTAGAATCTCTGCATTAGAATCTTAAAGTAAAACGAGGAATAGACATGGCACAAACAGTAGCAGAAGTGTTAAGCGCGGCAACCGATAGCGTTACCGTAATTAACGATATTAATACCAATGGCACAGCATCAGATCACGTTAGCGCATCCGATCTGTCTGCGGGAGTCACACAAGCCGATGCAAACGCTAGAGTAAAAGCAAACGTAGATCATTTATCTACAGTCTTGGCTTATGCACCAGTAGACGCAGATGATGATACTCCTGATTTAGCTGGGGCAAGTGATGATAAATCATCTTACACCACAGCAATCAGCACTGGTAATACTTATATTTCAAATAATAGCTAGGAAGTTCTATGGATTTTATAATTTGGATATTAATAATAGTTGCGGTCAGCGTAATTGGCTTACGTATTCTTGATGAAGATAAATTCAACCAATTAAAAGAATTTATTAAAAATAAATATATGAGGTAATAATGGCTCTATTGCCTATTACACCAGTAGCGGGTATTGTCACTAACGGTACTGAATATTCCCAAAAAGGTCGCTGGACAAATGGCGATCTTGTGCGTTTCCAAAATGGAAACCTACGTCCTATTGGCGGTTGGGAAAAACTAAAACCAACTGCTTTAACAGGCACACCAACCGCAATGTATGCGTACAGCGATAATGCTGGCAATCAAATACTAGCTGTTGGTACTCGCCAAAAAGTCTATGTTTTAACACGCAATACTTGGTATGACATTACCCCATCTGGTTTTGTTACGGATGCCTCAAATGATCCGTTAGGCTATGGTGCATATAATTACGATGTAGAAGATTATGGCGATGCTCGATCACAGTCAGGATTACTGTTTAATACTACCTCATTTTCATTTGATAACTTTGGTGAGTTTTTAATATTCTGCTCTGCATCTGATGGAAAAATATATCAATGGCGACCACATGGCGGTGGTGCAAATACACCTGATGCTGCGGGTACAGCGATAACTAACGCACCAACTGGAAACTTAGGTGTAATAGTCACCAACGAAAGACATGTAGTTGCATTAGGTGCGGGTGGTGATCCTAGAAAAATATCTTGGTGTTCCAGAGAAGATTTAACTAACTGGACAGCTAAAGCAACTAATACTGCGGGTGATTTGCAAGTGCCGACAGGCGGTAGAGTTATCGGTGCGGTCAAGTGGAAAACTGACGTAATGATATTTACTGATACTGGCATTGCTAAAATGTTTTATGCGGGCAATCCATTTGTATATGGAATACAAGATGCGGGTACTAACTGTAAAGCAATCTCAACTCGCTCTATTGCAACTTCTGGTGATTTCTTATCATGGGTAGGAGAAAACGCTATCTTCTTATTTGACGGTAGAGTACAAGAAATACCATGTGATGTGCATGATTACTTATTTAACGATTTAAACTACAGTTACAGAAAAACAATTGCTGGTGGTCACAACTCAAACTTCAATGAATTTGTATGGTTCTTTCCATCTACAGATAGCATAAAACCTGACAAATATATTATTTGGAACTATGCAGAAAAAGCATGGTCAGTCGGTGCAATGGATCGTGGTTGTTGGATAGATCAAGGTATCTGGGATTATCCGATTGCTTGTGATAATGCTGGTTTTGTTTATCAACATGAATCTACCACTCTTGGCAATTCACCTAACTTGGGTACTGCTGTACCGTTTGCTGAGTCAGGCCCAATCGAATTAGGTAATGGTGATCGTTATATGCAATGCAACCAAATCATTCCTGATTCAGAAGCAAATAGCTTACCTGGCGTGGTATTAAGTTTTAAAGGCAAGTTTACACCACTTGGCCCAACAACAGACTTTGGCTCATTTACTTTTGATTCTAGTGATGGTTACACTGATGCACGTTTTAGTGCTAGGCAAGTGCAAATGACAGTGACAGGTGATACTGACCAAACTTTTGAAGTTGGTAATATTCGTCTTGATCTCAAAGTCAGAGGTAAAAGATAATGGATTTATCCTCACAACAACAATACATACAAAGAGCAACTAATGCTAAATTAAATGTTACTGGTACAGCTTCATTAGAAACCGTTTATACAGCACCCTCTGGCGGTGATTTTGATTTTGCTATCATAGAATCTTTGCTTGTTAGTGATGATGGTAACCAACAAACCGATATAGATATAGTTATTACATCAGGTGGAACAGATCATTATGCTTGGAAACAACACAATATAAGCGCACACGCCACTGATGAAATGCTAACCAGAAGTTTAATTTTAACTGCGGGTGAAATACTAAAAATACAAGTTAGTCATGCCAACATTAATGTTCTGGCAAGTGTAGTGGAATATGCAAAAGGCGATTAATACAGTTATTGATTTGTTCCCAAAAGAGCAATTAGAGCCGTGGGAAATAGAATGGAAAAAATGTAAGCCATTGCTTGTAAAGGCAATGAAGTATCAAGA